CCCAGGTGGCGCGTCGTTCACGAGTGGTGACGATGAAGGCCACTTTGTCTGCGTACATCCTGGACATGACGCTAACCCTACCAACCTGGCGGGGTTAGCGTCAACGATTGACGACCGATCTGAGGGGTTCTCGTCTATCTCGTCGCGGTGACGACGCAAACCACACCACTGCCGCCATAGCTCATCTGGCTAGAGCGTCCGCCTTGTAAGCGGAGGGTACGGGGTTCGAGACCTCGTGGCGGCACAATGCGAGGCGGATGGCCCTGGCCTACCCGAGTTGCAACCCTCGCAGAAGACCTCAGGTGCTTGCGGTTAGACGCCGCGGCTAAGTGGCCGAGTAGCACGGACGACAGCCTGAGGCAAGATTTCGATTCCCTTCGACGAACCTCCGAGGTACACCATGCGCGTGTGCAACGTAGCCGGTGATGCCCGATGACGAAGCGCAACGACGTCGTACGTAAACGTGCACGAAAGGTCATCGCCGCATCCCGCGCAGCCTGCCACATCTGCGGACTACCCATCGACTACACACTCAAGTGGCCCAACAAACGATGCTTCGTCATCGACCACGTCGTGCCCCTAGACCGTGGTGGTGCTGACTCGCTCGAGAACCTGAGAGCAGCACACGCCGACTGCAACTCCACCAAGCGCGCCCGACCCTACGCACCCATAGTGCGGAGATCAGGAGCACTCGACTAGACCAGTCGACCGCCGACAAACCGGGTGGTCGGGGCCTCCCCCTAGGGGTGCACGGTAGCCCTCCGGGTATACGGATGATCTCCCCCCGCCGTTTTTTTCGTTTGGAGGTTCGGCATGGCTAAGGCACCTTTGAGGGCTGTCAAGCCGGGCGAGGCTCCTCCTGCGCCCAAGATCCTGAGTCTCGCTGAGGCGATCGAGTCGGGTGACTACTTGCAGATTCTTCTGGCGCAGCGCCGGGAGATTGTAGGTGATCTGCCGAACATGCAGGGGCCGGCGAAGGCTGCGATGCATCGTCAGGTTTCGATCTTGTCGAAGGAGATCGAGGGGCTAGAGGCGCGGGCTGAGGAAGAGGCTGATGATGCCGAGTTCGACGCCGACGAAACCTGGGACGAAGAAGCTATCTGAGGTTGCCCGTCACCTGTCGATTCCCGAGGGGATTGGTGGGCCGCAGTCTTGGGGGAGGATCGCAGCTCAGATTCGCGCTCTTGGCGGGAATCTTGAGACGTGGCAGGACGGTATTGGTCGGTGTGCGTTTGCGCTCCGTCCGAACGGGATCTATGCGGCGTCTGTTGGCGGCGTGGTCATCTCCATACCCCGCCAGGTCGGGAAGACGTTCCTTGTCGGCATGATCGCGTTCGCGCTGTGTCTCCTGAAGCCGGGGACGAAGGTCATCTGGACCGCGCACCACAGCAACACCGCGGATGAGACTTTCGAGGCGATGTCTGCGATGGCGCAGATGCGCAAGGTGGCGCCGCACGTCCGCGCGGTTCGTAGCACGAACGGTCAGCAGCGGATTGTGTTCCGTAACCGGTCGCGTATCGAGTTTGGGGCGCGTGAGCGTGGCTTTGGTCGCGGTAAGCAGAAGGTGTCGTTCCTTGTTCTGGATGAGGCGCAGATCCTGACGGATTCCGCGCTCGAGAACATGGTTCCGTCGATGAACCGGGCGGATAACCCGCTGATGTTCATGATGGGGACTCCGCCGCGTCCGCAGGACCCTTCCGAGGTGTTCGCGAACAAGCGGGCTCGTGCTTTGGCGAAGACGTCGAAGGATACGGTGTTCGTCGAGATTTCGGCGGACGAGAAGGCTGATCCTGACGACCGCAAGCAGTGGGCTGTCGCGAATCCGTCGTACCCGCATTTCACGCCTGAAGAGGCGATGTTGCGGATGCGTGAGGCGTTCACGGATGACGGGTTCAAGCGTGAAGCGCTTGGAATCTGGGACCCGGATGTCTCTCCGCAGGTCATTGACGAGAAGGCGTGGGGCGACCAGGCCGACCCGGCATCTATGCCGGTTGACCGTCTCACGCTCGCGCTTGATGTTCCGCCAGACCGCAAGTCCGCTTCCGTGTCCCTCGCCGGCCAACGGTTCGACAAGAACTGGCATGTGGAGCTCGACGACGAACGCCGCGGCGTCGACTGGGTCATCCCGTGGGTTGTTGCGCGCGCGGAGAAGAACAAGCTTCACGCTGTGGTCGCTGACGAGATGTCTGGCCTGGTGGAGAAACGCAAGGGTCGCCATTACCTGATCGGTACGGACATCGTTGTGACGCTCGCAGCGGCAGAGGGGCGTGACATGGCTATCGGCTGCGCGAAGTATCACGACGGGATCGTGGACGGGACCGTGTTCCACACGGATCAGCCCCAGGTGAACGCGGCTCTGTCGGTTGCCGCTAAGCGACCGCTTCAGGGCGGGTGGGCGTGGAACCGGAAAGACGCCGCGTCGAACATATCGCCGGTTGTATCGCAAACTCTCGCCCTGTGGGGTGCCCAGAAAGACAACGTTGAGCGTCCGACGAGGCGTTCTGGATCTAGGACGGCGGTGGTTCTCTAGTGGCCGAAAAGATCCATGTTCCCGGAATGACGGAGGACGAGCTTGTCACCCTGAACTACAACGTCGAGCAGTTGGCGGCGCTGTCGAAGCGGAATCTGCTGCGGTCGTCGGTGTATGACGGGAAGCGGGCGATTAGGCAGGTTGGATCGGTGATTCCGCCGCAGTACAAGCGGTTGGGTCTGATCCTTGGGTGGAACGCGAAGGGTGTTGACGGGCTTGCTCGCCGCTGCAACCTCGAGCGGATGGTGTGGACTGACGGGGACATCAATTCGCTGGGCATCCAGGAGCTCACTGACAACAACTTCCTGCTTTCGGAGATCGCGAACGGGCGGACGGATTCGCTGATTCACGGGGTGTCGTATCTGATCACGACGCGTGGGGATGAGTCGAATGGTGAGCCGAAGGCGCTGATTCACGCGAAGGATGCGTTGAACGCGTTCGGGTCGTGGAACAACCGCAAGCGTCGCCTTGACGATCTGCTGTCGGTGACTTCTCGTAAGGACGGGAAGATCACCGGGTTCGTGCTGTACCTCGACGGGGAGACGATCAACGCGGAGAAGGATTCGTCTAGTTGGGCTGTGGAGCGTTCGCGGCATCCCTGGCATGTGCCGGCTGATCCGATGGTGTATCGGCCGCGTGCGTCTCGGCGTATGGGTCGTTCGCGGATTACCCGGTCGACGATTGGGCTTCAGGATGCGGCTGTTCGTGCGTTGATTCGCATGGAGGGTCACATGGATATCTACTCCATCCCGCAGCTTGTGCTGTTGGGGGCGTCGGAGTCGATTTTCAAGAACGCGGATGGGTCGCAGAAGGCGTCGTGGCAGGTTGCGCTCGGGCGTGTGTTCGGTATCCCGGACGACGACGAGGCGACGAACCCGAGGGCTGACATCAAGCAGTTCTCCGCTCAGACCCCTGAAGCGCATCTGGCTCAGATGAATGCTCTGGCGAAGCTGACTGCTCGAGAGTTCGACTTGTCGGACGCGGACTTTGCGCTCACTGACATGGCAAACCCTACGGCTGCTGACTCGTATTCGGAGGCTCGGGAGAACCTGCTTGCTGAGGCTGAGGGTGCGACGGACGACTGGTCGATTTCGGTTCGTCGTTCTGTGACCCGTGGCCTTGCTATTCAGAACGATCTTGACGAGATCCCTGCTGAGTGGGCGTCGATTGACACGAAGTGGCGTAACCCGCAGTACGTGTCGCGTTCGGCGGCTGCGGATGCGGGGCAGAAGCAGCTTGCGGCTGTGCCGTGGCTTGCTGAGACCGAGGTTGGTCTGGAACTTATCGGTATGGATGAGCAGACGATCAAGCGTGCCCTTGCTGAGAGGCAGAAAGCGCAGGGGCGGGCTGTTGTCCAGTCGTTGCTGAACTCGAAGGCGGTCGCGAATGGTGACAGCACTTCAGTCGAAGGCGGCGCTCAGGCTAGTAACGACTGAGTCGGTAGATACGGCGGTCGGGCTGCTTGTGGCGATCCCTGGGAGCCCTACAGCGCGGCGGGCGGCACTTCTGAACAGCGTCCCCGAGGTGATCGGCTACTTCTCTGAGGGGTCTGCGGCGTTGGCTGTGGACTTCTATGAGGAAGAGCGTGTCAGGGCTGGGGTGCGGGATCGGACGTTCGTCACCGAGTTCGTGGTGAACGACCGGACGGTGAAGATTCGGCGTGGTATCGCGTGGGCTTCTGACCCGCTGTTCTCGGATGACGAGGAGACGGCGGCGAAGCGTCTTGCTGAGGTTGTGCAGTTGGAGACGGCGAAGCCGTACCGCGACACGATCCTCACGAATCGGCAGAACGACCCGGAGTCGGTGGGTTGGCGTCGGATCACGACTGGCGGGTGCCGGTTCTGTCGGATGCTGTCCGATCGTGGCGCCGTTTACCGGCAGTCGACGGTGCAGTTCGCAGCTCACCCGAATTGTCACTGCACTGCCCAGCCGGTGTTCAAGGAGAACGATCCGGGCACTGAGGTTGGCGAGTTCCAGTACATGGCGAGTCGGCGCAATAAGACGCCGGCTACGAGGGCGCGTGTCCGGGACTACCTAGACGCCAACTACCCGGAATGAAGGCTTCCACGGGTCTCCTGTGGCCGCACGCGACGGTTTCGCGGTGAATGTGCGACGGCACGAAAACGGAGAGTACCGAAATGACTGAACCAGCAGCGCCCGCAGAAGCCGAGAAGGCCGCGGAAGTCGTGGAACAGAAGCAGGAACAGACCTTCACTCAGGCGGACGTCGATCGCATCGTGAGAGAGCGTGCCGAACGCCTGGCGAAGCAGATGTTCCCGGATTACGCGGAACTGAAGACGAAGGCTGAGGGCGCAAAAACGCTCGAGGACCGTCTCGGTTCGCTTGAGCAGGAACTCAGCGCCACAAAGGCTGAGGCGCTTCGCTCGAGCATCGCCGCACGGTTCGGGATCAGCACGGAGAAGGGCAAGGACGGCGAACTGTCCGATGCAGACCTGTTCCTCACCGGTACTGACGAGGCCACTCTGACGGCTCAGGCGCAGCGCCTTGCTGCACGTCAGGCGGACTCCAAGAAGCAGGGAAATGTCGCCCCGAAAGAGGGAGCGACCACAACGACTGGCAAGGACGACACGGAGCTTCGCGAATTCGCGCGGGGCCTGTTCGCCCGGGCCGACTAACCGAAAGGCAAGACAATGACATCACTTGCTACGGGGTCGCTTTCGATCCCCAAGCAGAAGATCGCTCCGTGGCTTGGCGCGATCCAGAACGGGTCGGCTGTGGCCACCCTGTCCGCTCAGACTCCGATGACGTTCGGTGAGGGCGAGTCGTGGACGTTCGACATCGGCGAGGCCGAGTATGTCGCTGAAGGTGGCGACAAGGGCGCTTCGACCGTCACGCCGACGAGCAAGACGATCAAGCCGTTCAAGTTCCACAAGACTCTCCGTTTCAACGAAGAGGTTCTGTGGGCGGACGAGGACCGTCAGCTCGAGGTTGTCGACGAGATCCTGGCGCTCATCCAGCCGGCGCTTTCGCGTGCACTGGACTTCGGCGTGTTCCACGAGATCAACCCGACCGGTGGTGCGGTTGTCGCCGCGATGAACGGTGGTCTCACCGACACCACGAACCTCGTGGAGTACGTGGCGGCGGACAAGCCGTACGTGAGCCTCGACGCGGCCGACGCGCTGGTTCTCGCGGATGGGTTCGTCCCCCGTGACATCGCCCTGGACCCGACCTACGCGGCGAAGTTCTCGGCGCTGCGCGGTACGACTTCCGAGCAGAAGCTGTACCCGAACTTCCGTCTCGGCATCGAGACCAGCGAGCTCGACGGTCACCGTGCTTCCGTGTCCAACACGGTTCGTGGTACCGGTGTCCTCGCGGTCGACACGAAGGTTCTCGGTTTCGTCGGTGACTTCTCCGCCATCCGTTGGGGTGTGCAGAAGTCGATCGGCCTCGAGGTCATCCGTTACGGTGACCCGGACGGTGGCGGTGACCTGAAGCGTAAGAACCAGGTCGCGTTCCGTGCGGAGGTCGTTTACGGCTGGGGCATCGCGAACCTGAACGCGTTCGCGAAGATCCACGACCTCGTCTGATGGTTCGTCTGCGCAACTCTGCGTCGGGCGCGATTGTGTCTGTCGCTGACGAGAAGGTTGCGCGGCTGGGTTCTGAGTGGGTGCCGGTGGAGGAGACTTCGCCGGCACCCCGGAAGTCGGGCCGCGCCCGCAAGCAGGAAGTTTCCGAGTGAGTAGGGGGCGGTCATGGCAGTGACTCCAGACATGATCGCGGTGGCGCTTGGTGTGGCCGCTCCCGACGCGGGTTCGACCACTTTCCTGCAATGGGAGATGTGGATCGCTGACGCTGAGATGTTGATCGAGACGCGTCGGTTGCAACTTGAGGTTGATCCGATCGACGCGGCGAAACTGGACTATGTGGTCCGTGAGGCCGTGGTTGAGCAGGCGAAGCACCCGGACGACTCGACTCAGGTCACTGTTTCGGTTGACGACGGGTCTACGTCGAAGTCGTACCGGTCTGGTAAGGGTCGGGTGACGATTCCTGACGAGATGTGGGCGCTTCTTGGGCTTACGGAACCGTCTGGGGCGTTCGCTATCGACATGGCGGGCACGTGCTCGGAGCACCTTGCGTGGTGCTCCCTGGTCCTCGGGGCGACGTACTGCTCGTGCGGGGTGGACATCGCAGGGTTCCCTCTCTTCGAGAGTGGTGACGTGTGATGGTGAACGTCGGGTACGAGATCGCCACGATGCTTCCGTATCTACGGGCTCAGGCTGAGTCGCGGTTCACCGAAGTGTGGGACGTGTTCACTGTTGAGAACGTGCTGGACGAGTCGACGGGTCTTGAGACGCCCACTGAGGTTGTTGCGTACACCGATGTGCGGGGTCGCGTGCGATACCCGACGTTGACGGTCTCTGAGCGTCAGCAGGGTTCGCAGGTGCCGGCTGTCCAGGACGTGACCATCAGTGTTGCGGTGGGTGCGACCCCGGATGTTGTGGTGAATCATCAGTGGCGGTGTACAGCTTCCACCGCTGACGCATCCCTTATCGGGCGGACGTTCCGCACGAAGGGTGAGGCGCAGGCCGGGCAGGTGACGGCCGCACGGTACCCGGTGGAGAGGGTTTCGTAGTGGCTGACGGGATTGAGTTCGATTTCTCCGAGCTGAACAAGCTTGCCGCCGACATTGACATTGCGGCGGATGGTATCGCGGGACCGCTGAAGGTTGCCCTGAACGTGACGTCGAACAGGATCAAGCGGGCGGCGCAGCGGAAGGTTGGCGCGCGTCGGCACTTCCGGCAGGCGGCGCGGGCGATCACGTTCGACGTGAATTCGCGGAAGCGTTCGCTTGAGTCGGAGATCGGGTATGAGAAGGGGCGTGGCGGTGCCGCGCATCTTGGAAACCTGATCGAGTTTGGGGCGCCGGGGTCACCGAATGCTTTGACTCCGGGGAACGAGCTCGCGTCGTCGCTAGCGGAGAACGAAGAAGACTTCATGCGTGGCGTGCTGCGTGCGGTTGATGATGCCATGCGGAAGGCGGATCTCTGATGTCTTACGCGCACGTAAAGGCTCTCAAGGAGAAACTGGCGGAGGTATCGCAGTTCGCGGGGAAGGTGTTCACCACGGAGGCACCTCACGGAACCGCGGCACCCTACGTGGTCGTTCATCCCACGCCGGGCACGAACACGCAGGAGCGTGTCACTGGCCCGCGCGTATCGAAGCATCCGTCGTTCACTCTGCACATTGTTGGGAAGTCGGGGGATGCGGTGCAGATCCTCGCCGACGAGGTTGAGGAGTTGCTTTTCCCGAACGGTCGCGGCATTCGTATTGATGTCCCCGGGGAGCGGGGTAAACCGTTGTGGTTCGCCCAGCCGATTCCGATTCAGGCCCGGGATGACCCGCAGCCGACGATCGTCTATGCCGTCATCGAGACGGGTTGGCAGTCCGACCCCGTCTAACCCGACCGTCCACCCTGAGCCCCGCCATCGTGCGGGGCTTCTCCAGTTAAGGGGGCCCGCATGGCGAAGAGAAGGTACGTCGCGAAGACGCCAGAACCCGATTGGGCGGCTAACGCGGTCGAAGTCGCTAACGGTGCCGACTCGATCGTGCTCGAGGACGCCAACGGTAACCGGGTGACGGTCACCGAAGCGCATTGGCGGCGTTGGCCGCAACTCGCCGAACACTTCCGCCCCGTGGCGGAGACACCGGACACACCCGTGTCCATTGAGCCGCCCACGGGCGACAAGACAGAGGAGAACTAACGATGGCCGCAGAGGACATCCCCCAGAGCGTCAACAGTGACGGCAACCTGCGTATCACCGCAGTTGCTGCCGCGGATGACGCGAAGTCGGTTGCCGATCTTGGTACCGGCTTTGACCTGACGTATTCGCTGAAGACGTTCAACCGCACCATCACTGAGGCTGTGGTCGACGACGCGCGACTCACCCTCAAGCAGGTGCTTCAGCAGCCCGGTAAGACGACTGAGTCGATCGAGGTTCAGGGTGTCTTCGGTGACGCCGCTGACGTCGCGTACGAGCAGTGCGCGCCGGGCACGATCCTGAACGTCGCCGTCCGGTACTCGGTGCCGAACGAGACGGCGTGGACTGCCGCGCAGGTCGCCGACATCCTCCACATCAAGTGTGGTGCGCGCCGTAAGGACGCGCCCGTGGAGAACGGTGTGCAGACGTACACGCAGACGTGGTACCCGATTCAGCCGTCTGAAGAGGACGCCGTCATCGTCGCGTAACAAGCCCCGGGCTGGGTGGTTCCTCCACCGTCCACCCAGCCCGGTTCCCTCCACGGTGGAGACAGGTGGAGAACATGAGCATTCAGGATCTGATTGATAAGGCTCGGGTCGAGGCGGCTACTCCCGTCACTGACTCGGCGAACGTCGTTGTTGGCGGCGTGATGGTTGCGTTGACGTTCACGAAGCTGCTGGGTGCGGATTGGTCCGCGATCACAGCCGTCAACCCGCCCCGTAAGGGTGCACAGTTGGACTCGAACCTGGGGTACAACCTTGATGCTGCTGCGGGCGCGTATCCGGTCGACAAGGTCACCGTGGACGGTGAGCACCCGACCACGGAGCAGTGGACCGAGATGTACGGGTTTCTCGATGCCCCGTGGCGTGAGGTTGTGGCCCTGAAACTGTGGGGCCTGAATCAGCAGGGGCCTGCGGCGAAGATTCTCGCACTGGGAAAAGCTTCCTCGGGGGCCGGTTCCAGGAAGAAGCGGAACTAGCCCTCGAGATAGGTGTTTCGCCTCGCCGGTTGTCTGGTTGGGAACCGGCTGAGGTGACGACGTACGAGTATGACGGTGACCGTCTGGTGCGGTCGGTGACGATCCGTGAGGCGGAGTTCTCGCCGTTGGATGTCGCCGCCATGTTGGAGGTGCGTCGCCGTGCAAACGTCCGGCGCGGCCCGCATGGGTACACGATCGCTGAGGCCACCGACCCGGCAAACCAGTTCGCGTTTGTGGCTAAGCCGCGGCAGGACTGGGCGATGCGTGCGCTGAATCAGGCGCAGGAGACGTTCAAGCGGGAGAACCCGAAGGCTACTGATCTGCATTCAGTGGTGTGGGACGTGCAGAAACGATCGTGACGACTCCGACGATCAGCAGCACCCATGAGGGCGTGTAGAGCCAGAGGGTTCGTAGCAGGTCCAGTCCGAGGGTCATGTAGACGGTCACGCCAGCGAGCAGCACGGCTGCGGCGATTAGTGCTGCCCCGGTGATGGTCTTTGCCCTCATGCAACCGAAGAGTACCGGACTGCCGGCTCGAATACATCCCTTGGAGGGTGCATGACTAGGCAGGTCAAGGCCGAACTCGCTGTTGGGTACCAGCAGTACGTCGATGGTATGAAGAAGGCCGCTGCGGCGACCCGTGAGACTGCGACTGAGGCGCAGAAGCTCGCGGATCAGCGTGAAGCGTTCGTCCTCTTGGGGCGTACGTCTCTGGCGACCGGTGCTGTCATTGCGGCTGGGCTGGGTGTTGCGGTCGCGAAGTTCGCTGACTTCGACCAGGCGATGTCGAACGTTGCCGCAACCGGTGATGACGCGAAGGACAACATCGAGGCGCTGCGTGACGCGGCTCTCGAGGCCGGCGCTACGACTGTGTTCTCTGCCACGGAGTCGGCGAACGCGATCGAGGAACTGTCGAAGGCTGGCCTTGAGGCGTCGGAGATTCTGGGGGGCGCGCTTGCTGGGTCGTTGGACCTGGCCGCTGCGGGTGGTCTCGGTGTTGCTGAGGCCGCGGAGATTTCGGCTACGGCGCTGAACATCTTCAACCTTGAGGGTGACCAGGCCACGCATGTCGCGGATCTTCTCGCGGCTGGTGCGGGTAAGGCTATGGGCGACGTTACGGACCTTGGGCTTGCCCTGAAGCAGTCGGGTCTGGTGGCTGCGTCCGCTGGTCTGTCGATCGAGGAGACCACGGCTGCACTGTCGGCGTTCGCCGCTCAGGGGTTGCTTGGGTCGGACGCGGGTACGTCGTTCAAGACGATGCTGGGTGCGTTGACGCCGAACTCTGCGAAGGCCGCGGATGAGATGGAACGGCTCGGGATCAATGCGTTCGACGCGGCGGGTGAGTTCGTTGGGCTTGAGGCGTTTTCTGGGAACCTTCAGGACTCTCTGTCGGGGCTGACTGAGGAGCAGCGTCTTGCGTCCCTTGAGATCATCTTCGGGCAGGATGCTGTGCGTGCTGCGAACGTCCTTTACGAAGAGGGCGCTGAGGGTATTGCCGAGTGGACTGAGCAGGTTGACGACGCGGGGTATGCGGCTGAGACTGCCGCGACCAAACTCGACAACCTGAAGGGTGACTGGGAGGCGCTGAACGGTGCCGTCGACACTGCCCTGATTTCGATGGGTGAGGCTGCGGATGGGCCTCTGCGGTTCTTCACGCAGGGCATCACGGACCTTGTTGACAAGTTCAATGAGATGCCGGCCGCGGGTCAGCAGGCCGTGTTTTGGATTGGTGCGGTCGCGTCCGCGGGGAGCCTCGCTTATGGTGCGTATCTGCTGCTGATCCCGAAGGTTGCGGAGTTCAACGCGGCGCTTGAGGTGATGAGCCCGAAGACTCAGGCTGCGGCTCGCGGTCTGGGGATGGTGGCGAAGATCGGTGGCGGCGCTATCGCGGGCCTCGCGGTCGGGGCGGTTGCACTTGACGCGCTCACGCAGGCACTGAAGGACATCGGGCCTGAGGCTGAAGTCGTCGCCAACAAGGTTGTGTCGGCGCGCAACGCCGTAGACCTTCTCGCCGCGTCGGCTGGCAAGTTCGGCGGTTCGGGGATTGAGCTTGCTACGAAGCAGCTCGAGAACCTGGGCCGGGTACTGGACAAGGGTCCGACCGGGACCAGCGACATCATCGGCAACTCGACCATCTCCAACATCAAGCTTCTTGGTGATGAGTTGGGCAAGGTTGCGGAGTCGGACCTCCCGGCGGCTCAAAAGCAGTTCCGGCTGTTGGCTGACGGCGCCAAGCTCACTGAGAAGCAGCAGGCGCTTCTGCTGGATCAGATGCCTGCATACAAGTCGGCTCTTACTGAGCAGGCGTCCGCTGCGGGCGTTGCTGCCGAGGGGCAGGAACTTCTCGACCTCGCTTTCGGAAACTCCGAGGAGTCCACGAAGGAAAATGAGGATGCCCTACGCGCACTTGCGGGTCAGGCGCAGGTCACGGGTGATGAGGTTGACGGGCTGGCTGACCAGATCCGCAACTTCGGGGACGCGAGCATCAGCGTCAAGGAAGCTCAGGCGGGGCTCGAGCAGGCTGTTGATGACCTTACGGCGTCGGTGGAAGCCAACGGCACTGTCCTGGACCTCAACGAGCAGTCCGGCCGCGACAACCAGGCCGCGCTGATCGATCTTGCCAACGCGTCGAAGGAATACGCGGCGGCAACATACGAGCAGACAGGTTCTCAGGAACAAGCGAACGCGATCATCGCGGACGGTCGGCAGCGGCTGATCGAGATGTTGGGGCAGTTCGGTCTCACTGCGGATGAAGCGAATGCTTACGCCGACGAGCTCGGGCTTATCCCTGGCAACATCGACACGTTCGTTGATGTGCACACCGAGGATGCTTCGACGAAGCTTCGGAACTTCATCAATTCGTTCCAGGGTCGGCAGATCACGTTCAGTGCTGCGGTTACTGGCCAGTCGGCTCCGGTCGGTACGGGGACGGTGTTGAAGCCTGATGGGCGTGCTTCTGGTGGTGCGATCTACGGTCCCGGTAGTGGTACGTCGGATACGGCTGGCTTGTATGCACTGTCGGACGGTGAGCATGTGCTGACTGCGGCGGATGTGGCGGCGATGGGTGGCCAGCATGCCGTGTACGCGTTCCGTGAAGGGCTGCACGGTGGCGGTGGAAGCGGTGCGGCGTCTGCGCCGGCACCCTCGGGTCCGCTCAACGTCAACGTGTACGACGTGAATGGCGTCTACCGGGGGACGATCCGCGGCGAGATTGCGACAGCGAACGCGCAGCAGAACCAGGCAGACAACGCCGGAAGACGAAGGGTTTCCTGATGCCGTACGCGCCGACGCTCACTATGTACCGTGATGCGGCACCCTGCCCCCGGGTCGAGGTGTTCTTTGATGAGTTCGCCCCCGGCACCACCACTGTCACGGTGTACCGGTCGGCGGCTAACCGGGAATACCTCGTCCGGGGTGCGGTGGAAGCTGCGACCGCTGGCGCGTTGACACGTATCGACTTCGAGTGCCCGTTCAACACTGCGGTGACGTATCGGGCTGAGATGTTCGATGAGGACGGCCTGTCCCTTGGGTTCACTGACACGACCACGTTGGGGGAGTTGTGGGAGGGGCTGGCACCGGATTACGACCTTCCCCCGGATGTTGATCTTGTGCCGTTCGCGGAGATCGTGGGTTACGGGCTGGTGTCATCCGACTCGTGGCTTCACAACCCGTTGGACCCGCAGGGTGCTGTTCGGGTGCAGGCAGTTGACCAGTCGGCCCGGTTCCTGCACCGTCCCATTGATGGTGCAGTGTCCCGTCCGTTGGGGCGCCGTGTGGGGGTGATGCTGTCTCGTGGCCGTTCCGGTCTGCGCGACTTCACCTATGACATCCACCTCGACGACCTGGAGTCCGCTGACAAGGTTCAGGCGATGCTCGGCACGTACACGAGCACCACTGTTCCGGTGTTGTGTCTGCGGGTCGGTGGCGATGAGTCGCGTCTGCGGATTCCTAAGCCGTTGTTCCTGGGTGTGTTGGACATTGCCGAGGAAATGATGGATGTGCAGTACGGCGGCGAGTGGACGATTCAGCGGATGACGGGCGACGAGGT